CGAATGCGTTTTTCAAACGGTTAGTTTGGACGCTTTCAAGCAAATTACGCATGACTTCTTGTTTTTCCTTATTCAAGGGACGTAACAATTCATCCATTGTGCTGTCACGCTCATTGGATTCTTTAATCATACGCAGTTCGCGCTCTTTATTCTCAACCAGGACTTTTGCTTTCATGGTGAGTTTAATTGCCTCAGACAATTTCTTGTCTTTGTGCGCAATTGTGTCATGCAACTTACGAACTTCAGCTTTCTCATTCAGGTGAGTAGCGCCAAATTCAGTGGCATACGCTTCAAAGATACGACGACCAAAATTGTTCTCGCGAGCAACCTGGATGTCTTCTTGCAACTGGTTCAGTTCAGCCTTCAAATGACGGCTAACAGCAGAACTCATTTTTTGTGCAGATTCTTTAATGAATCGTGCTTTGAGTCCTTCTAGCTTGTTACGAGCTTCACGTACTAAACGAACTTTTGTTTCTACAACATCACGTTTGTCTTTAGCAAATTCTGTAATTTCTCTAGCTAGAGCCTGCACTACAAAGTTTTCAAGTTTATTGACACCTTCGGCGTGCATCTTACGGTCTTTACGCAGTTCAGAAATTTCTTCAGAAAGTTTTGTAACCATAAAGCTGTTAAACTTTGTGGCTGACTCTTTCATCTTGTGTTGAAACTTCACACGGTCTTCGGCTAAGTTACGCTTTTCAGCAGCAACGTTAGCCAGTTCTCCTGCGAGACCTTCTGTTACCATCTTATCTAGGGCTTCTACCATCACTGACTTGTCGTGCTCATAGCGTTGTGCAAACTCCTCACGAAGTTCAGCACGAACCATCTCACGAGCTTCTGTCAGTTTAGATTCCCAAGCTTCGTTGAGTTCCTTACTGACATCTTCGTTGATTAATCCGCTATCTAGCAATGGTTTAATAGCATCAAACATGCTTTATTCTCCTTAGATTTTAAGTTCTCGGATAAGGCGTTTAACCTCACCTGCGAGATACTTTTTCACTTTGTCGTCCTGACCAGACTCTCTAGCCATCTCTAAGATCTTATGACCGTGCTTCATATTCATGAGGCCTTCATAGATTGCTGTAGGATACGCATTAGGAGCACTGGGTTGGGCAACCACATCTATAGTGACGATTTCAAAGTCACTTACATGTCCGGTTCTGTCATCAACATTACCTGATCCACGACTGCTAACACCCAGCTTCACGCCAGATGTCAACAGAGTCTTTATCAATTCACCCATTGGGGTTGGCAGAATTTTCAACTTGCCGCAACCAGCATGTCCGTCCATCCACATGCCTTCAACTGTGTGACACACACGATCTAAATTAATCTTAAGATCATCTGGATGGTCCACTTCACCTAAAACGGAGTTACCGTTACGGATCTGTTCGTTGATGGTTTCAACTGCCTTGATAATTTCGTGTCGAGGATAGATACGCTCATTTGCATTTTTCTTGTCGCCTTCAATGCAAATGCCTTTGAGATAGAGGTGCTTCTTGCCGCCAACATCAGCTTCTTCCAAAACTTGGATGTTGGCTTGGCTAAAAGTAAGATCTTCCCTTAGGTATCTAGATGACATCTAATTAACCCTTACGACCGCTTGGTAGTGGGCTCTTGTTGTTTTGACCTTCGCTGCCGGCGCCCATTTTAGGCTTTGGTGCGGGTCCAGGTTTGCCATAGTGTCCATTACCTTGGTAGCCCGGCTGCTCTTTGACTTGATTGCTGTAAGCACCGGCTGCATCATGTTTGCCGCCGCCGTCTGTACCAGTCTTCACAGGCTTGCTGGCCATACCAGTTGCACCTGAGTTGAATGCTACAGGACCTGCTTTGCCGTTGCCTTGTTCAGCAGTAACTGGCTTTGGAGCTGCTTTTAAGCTGATAGCTTCCATCATGCCTGGTTCCATTTCGCCAGTGTCGTCCATTTCAATGGCGTCGCCGCCTTCTTCAGGACCAAAATCGTCGCCGTCGCCCATGCCCATTTCGTCACCGCCCATGGCAGCTTCAAACTCGGCCATCAACTGGTCCAGTTTGTCTTCTAAATTCATAATGTCGTCTTTGGTGGCTGTTTCGTCGCTACCGCCAAACTCATCGTGATCAGCTTCTAAATCACCAGTTAAGTCGTCGCCAGCTTCTTCAGCTTCGTCGTCAAATTCAGCATCAGCGTCATCTTCGCTTTCCATGCTCATTTCTTCTTCGGTTTCAACGTTGTCAATTAGGTCATCAGCAGCGTCTCCGCCCATCATGCCTTCGTCAAGGTCTTCTTCTGCTTCGTCGAG